TTGTGTGGCGGCAGTTTGGGTGGAAAAGCCCGTTCTTTACGGCGTACGACAGCAGCCAAAACCACTCACCGCAGTAATTTGACTTGCCTTGAAACTCGTCCTTTTCCCCCTCCCATACCGTGAACACATCATCAATGTATACTTGACCTTGCCAAGGCTCACAGGTCTTTGAACAGCCGCCATACTGCGACACAAGCACAGTATCATAGCCAAGCTCTGCAAAGCGTTTCGCCGCACCCTGCAACGCTGCCCTTGTGGAAGTTGTCCTAAGCGCCATTCGCACATAGTCGGCAATGTTCACTCGCTTGCCGTCAGCATATACGATACAGTTTATGCCCTTGTCAAGGAAGTCCTTTGTGGCAAGGTCGATAGCCTCGTTAAGCGTCATAGAGCCTGTTCCCATTGCAAGCTGTACCCTATTCAAAGTCTGCCTGTAAATATCGTCTGTCATTCGCAGAGCGGCTGTTTCAGCGGTCTTTTCAAGGGTGGTGACGTCTTCCATAAGCTTTGCCATTTTCTTTTCGTTCACGCCAAAGAAATGCTTGTCGGGGATAGGCGTTATAGGCTCGTCAGAAAGCTCCTGGGTGCTCCTTTGTGCCTGCTGCTGACCCTCTTGAAACTGCTCCGTCATAAGCTGTCTTGTCTGATTGTCGATAACGCCAACGTACTCGTTCATAATGTCAAGGTTTTCACGGCGGAAGTTCTCCATATTTTTCAGTTTCTCAGCCTGCCAAGCAGACCATTCAAAGCCGTAACGCCGTTCCTCCGCCTTGTGCCTTTTAAGATTGCGTTTCAGCGAAGATATGAGCCTTAGCTCTATCTCCTCAAATATTTTGGCTATGTCCTTAAAATTAAGCGTACTCATCACCTACCGCAGTAGGCTCACCCTCAGTAAGCCCCTTTTCCTGCATTATCCGCTTGACCTCTGCAGCTTTCCAATCGTCCTCTTTAGAACTGCCCCACAGCTCCTCCACCTGCGTTTCAACTGACATAATACCATACGTGCTTGCCTTGCCCACAGTTTCAACTCTGCTGTCAAAGTCAGGCGCACCATACTCGCCGAAGTCAACTGTCACCTCATAAGTCTCAGGGGCTTTGCCCTGCATATTGTCATAGGTCATAAGCACCGCAGAAACAAGCTGTGGCAGAGCCTTTTCAAGAGCCGTTGTGATAGTGTTTCTGGTGTTGCCTGTGACGTCTTTCTTCTCTCGCTGAGCGTCCGCACTTGACATCTTGCCCACATCTATGCCAAGCGTGGCAGGAGATACAAGCCCTTGCAGACACATAAGCAGGCAATTTGTATAGCTTGCCACAAACGCCTCATACTTGATATCAGGCTGAACTACTTCTATCTTAGGCGCTGCACCCTCTGCCGAAAGCGGTGGGTCAATGCTTATGTAACTGTTGCCAAACTGGTTAGGCGCTTTAAGCTTACCGCTTGCAGGATCTCTAGGTATCATGCTTTCGGGGATATACTGCTTTACCCTGCCTGCTCTGATAGCGTCCCACCATTGTGAGATGACCTCGTCCAAAGCGTCAAAGCAATCAGACTTACCACCGTCAAAAATGCTCTTGCCTCTGTTTGGATACTTTCGTGATGAAAAGAATTTCAGCGGCACAGCCATTATATACTCGCCCTCAAACTCAGTTCGGGGCGGTATCTGTGCAAGACAAGGCACGTTGTCCAAACCGACCTCGTGACCGTTATCGTCATACAGACGGCTTTCTATGTATCCCTTGCCATAATGCTCTTCAAGGTGAAATCTCTTTGAGCCTGCATAATGCACAGAATGAAAAACGACCTCGTTCAGCAGACCTCGCACAAAGTTATACTCCACTTTGTCAGCGCCGATAAACTCGACTATTGGCGTATCAGAAAGCTCAGTATCCACAGATATTTTGAAAGCTCCGTCGCCGTCAACAAGTGCGGTAACTATCGCCTTGCCTGTCAGCTCTGTGAAGTCTATATGCTCGGAAATATTATCAAAGTCAGCCTTTGCTTTGTCCCCTGTGACTTTGATATCGTCCATATCAGAATAGACAATGTATGACAGCGTATCGGCGATTATTGCAGGCAGACCGCTATGTATCTTGCGTATCTTTTCATTCTCAGGGACGCTGCTCCAGAATGAATTTGTGCCTAAGTTAAGCTGACGAAAGAACTGTGAAAGCTCTGCGGCGTCACCACGATACCAAAGCTGTGACCTTATCACATCTGTCATAAAACCTGTTTTCTCAGTGATAGTTATACTGTATTCGGGTGCAGGCTGGATATCAAGCCAGTTTCTTATCATATTTTTCACCTTGCTTCCTATACTGAATTTAGTCAATCTTCACACTTCCTATCTTGTCACGATACGGCAGCCAAGCATACTGACAGGAATTGATAAGGTGGTCGTTGCCGTCCTCCGGCTCAGACTTATCCTCTTTCCAACTGTATATGTTAAGCTCGCCTACGTACTCCTTGCAATGCTCAAGGATATAAAAATCACCTGCCGCCAGCCAAGCTGACTGCAAGTGTATTCGGTCGATTATTTTCGTTTTCTTGAATGCCGGGATAAAGTTATATATGCTGCCTGTGAGCCGCCCGAACTTCTGACATTCAAGTATGGTCGCCTGATCTGCGCTGTCGATATATACATCTCGTGCAAAGCCCCACGTCCTGCGGTTTTTCTCCAAGAACGCTGTGAATATTTTCGGTATGTCAGAGGGCGTGAGCGGCACTTGTCTGTCACGATTGTTATACACTTCCTCGTCAAGAGTGACGCACTTTCTGTCAGCCGTTATGCCCACAAAGGTGAACGCTATGGTATCAGGTGAGGATTGCGAGTAAGCGGTGTCAAGCCCGGCTGAGAAGTACACATAATTGAAAGCTTTCGCCTGCTCTGCTGTCAAGATATTTCGCTTTTGCAGGTCAAACACAAGCCCTGTTGCACGTCCTCTCAGACCGAGTATCTTGTTCTTATACAGCTTTGTGCCTTTCGGAGCGGCAGCCATTTTCCGTTTGATATCCTCATCAGTAAGTGAAAGATTATCACGAAAAGTAAAGAACCAGTACCGCCAATTGGGTACAGGTTCTTCTGTAAGCTCTTTCATTATCTCCGCAGGCACGTCACAGGCGTATTTCTGATACGGACGTGAGCGGTTTACAAACTCTTTATACACAGGCAGAGAGGGGTCGTCAGGGTTGAGGGTCGCCATAAGGTAATCGTTACGGGTTGACATCTCACGGACAAACTCGATATCAGCGGTATTTATCTCGTCGATATAAACGCAGCCGAACTGAGCGCCCAGCACCATTTCCCACTTATCCTTGTTGTCATATCCCAGAACATAGATTATCTTGCCCTCAAACTTGATATGCGGCAGTTTGTAGTCCTTATCGCCGTTGCCGAAGTACCGAGCATTGGTGTGCAGGTCAAGAATGCCGTTATCCTGCTGAATGATAGTTTCCTCAGCCTTTCCCGTAGTCTTAGCGGCAATGACGTGAAGCTTTTTCCTGCTTGCCGACACCATACGCATGAACTTTATGCCTGCGCCCACAGTTGTTTTGCCGCTTGCGGTAGTCCCCTCAAGAAAATCCGCAGACACACCCCGAACGCTGTTGATGAAGTCCATATACTTCTGCGACAGGGGAAACTTACTCGTCAAGCCCCTCACCGCCTATCTGAGCGAAAACGTCTGAAAGCTTTTCAGAGGTCTTGACCTCCGCCTGTATCTTAGCCACATACTCTCCTGTCATTTTATTGAGGGTATCGACGGCTCTGATACGGTCAGCAGGGTCATTCTTGCCGTCCTTTGCGATATCTGACAAGAGTGCCTGCCTCTCCTTTGCGGTCATTATACGCTCGTCCTGAGCTTTCTCGGACAGCATACGGATATACTCCGCAACACTAGGATTATCTAGGATTTTGCAGGCGTCAGCTTTCGCATACTTCTCACTGTATCCTGCCTTTATAGCACTCTGAACGGTGTTGCCGCTCTGAGCATAGTATTCTGCAAATTTCTTTTGCCGTGCTGTCATGAGGGCACCGTCCTTTCTTTATGGTATGAAAAAAGCCCCGATTTAGTGGGGCTTTGAACACTCAATATTATTAATTTTATTGGTTATATTTCGATCTATCCAAAACAACTTTTAAATCGCCAAAAATAACCGTGGTTCCGTTATTATATATTTTTGCAATGCCACATATAGCATTTGTATCTCTTCTATACAAACCCTCAGGGTCATAGTAATCCGTAGTTTCAAAAAATCTGACTATATAAGGGTCTTCATTATATTTATTCTTCATATAATTTATCATTTTGTCATAACAAAATTGATATTTTATCGAATAAAATATATTATTCTGTTGAACTTCTTGAAGGGTTAATGTATCATCAAAATCATCTACAATGCTAACCTCTTGGGCATATTTATAGCCTTCTTTATGAATTTGACTATCTAACTGCGTTATAGTTTCATTGCGTAATCCTTCCACTAATTCTTCAAGTGCTGTTTTGTTGAAGTTTGATTCTGCTAATAAATAATCTTTAAACATTCCTTTTAGCTGATCTTCGCAATTACAACATATGCAATTTCCATTCTCAAATCCATCATAAAATATTCGGCTTTTTGCCTGTTGTCCACATAAAAAACATTTTGTAGTAAGTTTATTGCTTTGATGTTCCTCCATTTTAAACGGTTTATTACCATTAAATTTGACTACCAAGTACAATCACTCCTCATAATAATATTTCTTAAATAATATCACTAATCAGAGCGAAAATCAACGAAATGCACCGAATTTCTATATACTGCATAAATAGCATTTGTATTTTTTATGCAGTATATCAAAAATTCGACATTTATGAACTTTTTACGACGCAACGCAAAAGCGACCGCAAAATGCAGCCGCCCTTGTGAAAAATATTATAAGGAGTTAAGTAAATGGTGGAGCAGATATCAAGCTGGCTCGCTCTCGACCTGCATACGGAGCTTTCGCCCCGTCGAACTTTTTTATGGAGGTCCGCAAATGTTTGCTTGCCTTATTGGCTATTGTAATGATATCATACTATGTGCGTTCCTGCAAGTGGTATTGAGTGGTCTTGTGTGGTATATTTAATTTCTCGCACCCATTGTGAAACATTCTCAGCACCGTCTTGTAGTCTCTGAAAATATAGTTGTGAGCTATCTTCTTCACCGATATGCCATTGATGAAATACAGCTTGATTATCCTTGCAGTATCTATGGTTTCAGCTTCCTCATTGCAGAACATTTCGTCTATCTCAGACTGTATCTCCTGCGTGAGCCTTGCACGTTCTTCGCTCAGCTCCTTTTGTTTCTCACCCTTGCAGGCATAACTAAGCATTGAGCTTTCGGCTGTGTTGCCGGGCGTTCCTGCCGAACTGTCATTCTTGTCATAGCATACGGCTTTCCCATTCAGTATCCTTGCCCTGTTTTCTTCAAGATTGGCTATGAGCTTTGGTATCAGCTGATAGCGTGATATCTTTTCTTGTATTGTCAATCCCTATCCCTCCTCGATCATTCTTCCGCAAACAGGACAGAACTCAAAGCGGACTTCCTTGCCGTCTGCACCAAGCTTTTCGCTCCACTCTGTCACTCCATTGCAGTATTCACAGCCTGCATATTCAGGTATGTTTACGCCGTTATGTTTCGCAAGCCCTTCGTCGTGGAGTATCAGTTCAAGTGCCTGCAATGCGTATGTGAGCTTTTCTTCCCTGTCCTGCGTCTTGTTTATCTTCCAGACCGTTGTCTGCCCTCTGCGGATATTCTCCTGCATTATGCAAGCTTGTCTGAAAAACCTGCCGTTTCGCTCTTTATTGTGAAGATACTCCCGCTTGTATTCCGCCTGCTTGTCCTCGCATATCTCTTTTGACCAGCCCTCATGCCTGTTCTTGTAGCCAAGTCTTGATAACTGCGAGAAATACTTATATTCCTCAGCAGGATATTCGTCATAGATGAGCCTGCCGTCTATCGCCATATCTTCATATCGTGCAAATTCTTCTTGTGACATTCTTTTGAAATCTGTTTTTATAGTTGATACCCCCTCTGTGAAGGGTTGTGAAGGGTTTGCACCCTTTTTAAAGAACTCTTTCTTTATATATTATTTTTTATTTTCTAATACGAAAGGTTAGAAAAACCCTTCAACCCTACACAACCCTACACACTTACAATTATTTACACATTATCAAGCGACAGTCCATTGAAGTATATACCGCCCCTTGTTCTTACTTTCTCAAAGCGTTTTGCAAGCTCCATACCGAACTTTGTTGAACTCATACGATATTCATTGTTCTGCTCAGCCCAGTTAAGATACGCCGCAAAAAGCTGACTTGACTTAACGCTCAGACCCTTGCCCACAGTACACTTATCCTCAACAAATGCAGAGATAACGTCCATTTCACGGCGGTACTCCCTCACTTCTTCAAGGACGGCACGAGGCATTTTAAGCCCCTCTTTCTGCCACAGCAGACAGCCCTCGACTGCCCAGCGGAATATGCCCGTAAGCTCCGCCGACAGCTTGTATTTCAGCCTGCGGTCTATCTTTTCTTCGGGGATCTGCACAGTGAAGGGTATCATATGTATCCTTCGCCATATGCCCGTATCTGTTCCTCTGATGACAGGCTTATGGTTTGTCGCCATCCAAAGCTTGAACTCAGGTTTGAACTCGAACTCGTCACCGTAAAGCTTTCTTGCGGTAACAGTATCGTCGCCTGTAAGCTGTTTGAGCAGACCCTCGTTGATACGAACGCCCTCGTTAGGCTCAACGCTTGTCACGAGCCTTGCGCCTTTGAGCCTTGCAATATCGCTGTTTATGGCGGTGCTTTGATTTGAACGCACCATAATAGTTTCAGGCTGGATATTTGCCGCATAGTCTCCGAAAATATCCCTTATGATATCAATGAAAGTTGACTTGCCGTTTCGTCCTGTTCCGTAAAGAAAGAACGCACATTGTTCGGTGGTCGAGCCAGTCAGGGAATATCCCACAGCTTTCTGAACGTATCTGATAAGGTCTTTATCCTTTCTAAAAATGTCGTCAAGAAAGGCAAGCCAGCGAGGGCAATCGGCGTTCTCTGAATACTCAACGGCTGTCATTTTCGTCAGATATGTCATAGGGTCGTGAGGAGATATGCCGCCGCTTCGCAGGTCGATAACTCCCCCTGGGGTATTGAGAACAGTTTTAAATCTGTCCATCTGAGCAGGCAGAACAGGAACGTGGTGCATGACCTCACTTAGCATTGCGTTCTTTGATTTGTTAGAACGGCAGGACTTCATATGCTTTTCAAAAGCCTTTGCCATATCCGTTCCCTCGTCTGCGTCAAGCTGAGCGTACACCTTTGCCTCTGCCGCCATACAAGCCACAGCCTTATCAGCAAGACGTTTAACTGTGCCTGTCATATCGGTACACCACTTTCTGCCGTCATACCAAAGCCAGCGTTTGTCTGTATAACAGTATCTCACCTGCTCGCCAAAAAGGTCAACAAAGCGTTCTGCGTTGCCCGTATCGTCAAATGAATAAAGTCTTGGCTTGGCTTCTTCCTGCTCCACAGCGCCCACAGAAATCGGCTCAGAGGGCGACTTGAAGTTAAGAGAAAATCCCCCTGCGAACTTTGGCGAATAGGTCTTGTCGCAATCTGCAATGGCTTTCTGAATGGTGAGTGCGCCATAGGTCGAACCGCTTTGCGCCCTGTCCCACTTTTCACGCATAAGACCAGAGGAACGAAATATCATATCCATCTTCTCTGCGTCACAGCCTGTCCAGAAGGCAAGCATTGAGCAGAACGCCATATCAGCTTCACTCTGCGAAGCATATCCTGCGGTTCTTCCACTGTAGAGGGAAACAAACTTTCCGCCGTTCTTTGCACCTGCCGCCGCTTTGATTATCTGGTCTGCGGTGTCAAGTCTGACAGCAGGAACAGCCTTTGCCACAGGTTCGTGACCGCCTCCTATGTACTTTTCGTGCAATGGCTTTATGCTGTCGGAACACTCTGCGATGCCCTCATATTCTGAGCAGGAGTTGCCTGTCATAACGAAAAATCTGCCGTCCTCATACATCTCAACTGAGCCTTTACGTCTGCCACGCTTTGGAAGCGTTCCTCTGCATATGATATGTATGCCCTTGCCCGATTGAGATATCTCAGTATAGCTTTGCAGGGTGGAGATAAATTCGGATATGATGTTGCCGTTCTCTCCCCTTTGGTATGCCTCAAGTTCCTCCTCTTTGCCGTCAATGTCAACACCGAAATATGGACAGCCACCGAACATAAATCCTATGCCCGAATGTTTTTCTGAGGCTCTCACAGCCGTATCGAAATCGCACCAAGTAGAGGGGTTATTTGACATAGCCCCTCCGCCAGTAAGTGCGTTTATCGGCACTTTCTTTATCTTCCCTCTCTTTTCATCAGGCACAGCGTCCCAGCATATCCAGTTTGGCAGGGCTTTAATCTCCTGCGGTATTTGTTCGTACATATATCCAACTCCTAACATAAATTTTGAAAAGTCAAAGCCTTTCACTTATCCCCGAAAAGCACCCAAAAAGTTGCATTAAAAATGCAACAATTGCAGAAATGTTGCCAAATTAAAATATAAATCATTTGTTTGCACAAAATATCATCTGCGTTTTTATGCAAAAGCACTATGACTTTTCGCTTTTCTCAGAAATCAGAACGGCACGCCGTCATCTGTAAGCACGTCCTCAAAATCTTCAAGCGAGCCTATGGCGCTGTCAGCCTGCGTATTTGTCTTAGGCGTTGCAAAGCCCGTCTGCTTATTGGCAAAGCTGTCCGCCTTTGGTGCAGAGGACTTAAACTTATGCTTGCACTCAGGATACTTTGTAGGGCTGACAAAATTAATGCGTTCCTGCTCTTTGCCGTTCCATTCCTCGTGCGTGAGATCTACCCTTATGCACTTGTTCAGCAGGTCGGTGCAGTATGCTTTAAGGCTGTCATACTCCTTGCCGTCAGGAAGCTTAGCCGCCTTGCCCATTGCCATAAGCTGAGCAAAGTTGTAGCCCTCCACCTGCATATCGTTCTCGTTAGGCTCGTGCTTTTTCCATATGGTGTGAAACAGGCAGGAGTTGCCGTATTTCTGCCCCTGCACGTCATTTCTGATGACGAGAGTGAAGTTAAGACCCACCGAGCCTTTCTTTGTTGTGTGCTCCTCGATAGCGGTTATGATGCACTCGTAATCGCCCTCAGGCTTTAATCCGTTCTGAAATGCCTCTGATTGATTTGACTTAAATCCCATTTTTTATTCCTCCGTTAGTAAATTTACTGCGTCCTCTGCTGAGCGGCATATGCCTGCCAATGCTCCGCACTCACGCATTTTTGTTATGAACTTCTTCTGCTCAGGACGAACTCGCCCCGACTTTGTTTTGACTTCGATAAAGACAGCTCTGCCGTCCTTATGCCTTACGCCGAACAGGTCTGAAAAACCTTTCGGCACACCTGTAGTGAAATATCTGCCGTCAACTGTTCTGCCCTCGCCCACGTTCACACGAAAGACAGTGCAGTAGGGCGATACCGCACAGCGTATCTCGTTTTGCAACCTGTGTTCTTCCGTCAACCTATAAGCCCCCTTTGCCTTGCCTGATAATACGCCCAGCCTGATTTGTAGCCGTGACTTTTCGCATACTGCAAAAGTTCTGGATAGGTATGACAATCGGCAGGACTTGAAAAGTCAAGCTTGAATCCCTCCACCTTTACAAGCCCCACGCTGCTGTCAGTTTCAAGCTTTCTCTCGGCTGAGGGGAACTCATATCCGCAGTGAGGACAGCATACTTTCACCCCCGCAGGAGGAGCGGAGAAAGTATAGAAACATTCAGGGCATTGTTTCACCTTGTCGCTCTGCTCCTGCTTTTTATGCTGAGCTTTCGGCTTTTTCTCTAAGCTCCACTCCCTGTCATCGTCAGGCATACCAAACCTTGCATAGTTGCCAACGTGATCGATTATGACGGCTCTTTTGTTAGGTCTGTACCGCATACATCTCATAGCCTGCTGAATGTAAAGAGTAAGGCTCTTGGTGGGTCGCAGGAGTACTGCACACTCGCAGTCAGGAACGTCAAAGCCCTCGGAGATAAGGTCAACGTTGCACAGCACCGATATATCTCCCCTGCGGAAAGCTGAGATAATGCTGTCACGTTCTGCCTTTGGGGTCGAGCCGTCGATATGAGCCGCCTTTATGCCGTTTTCATTAAACACATCTGCCGTTCGCTGAGAATGTCTGACGGAAGCACAGTAGCATACCGCTTTTTTGCCATTTGCTAACTGTTTGTAATACTTTATGACGTCACCAAAAACAGTGTTTTTCACCATAGCTTTCTCTATCTCAGCCGCCATATATTCCCCGTGAGAAACGTGAAGTCCTGTAAGGTCGGCAACGTCAGGAGCATAGTAGTCATAAGGTGCAAGACAGTTGTTATCAATAAGCCATTTTGCGGATACGCCAATGATAAGCTTGTCGTTCACGTCACCAAGCCCGTCGCCATTAAGGCGAACAGGGGTCGCTGTAACGCCCACTCTCGGCACGTCTGAAAAGTATTCGTATATGCGTTTGTAGGACTGAGCAAGGCTGTGATGATTTTCGTCAGTTATGATAAGTGCAGGTCTGGCAAGCTTTTTAAGCCGTCTTGTAATAGTCTGCACCATACCCACCTCGCAGAGCCTCATATCAACGCCCCAGCGGATAAACGTCTTTTTTATCTGCTCCACAAGCTCACGTCTGTGGACGAGAAAAAGCACTCTCTTGCCGTTAAAGGTCGTTCGCCTTGCCATTTCAGCCACAATGCAGGACTTTCCGCCACCGCAGGGCAGGACTATGCAGGGCGCTTTATACCCTGCACGCCAAGCCTGCCTTACCTGCTCCACCAGCTCATTCTGATACGCTCTCAGCTTCATTGGACTTCGCCGCCTTTACCCTTTTCAGAACGCATTTCATGCAAAGCTGTTTGCCGTAATTCTTCATCGAGCCGTCTATTATCTGCTGAACAGTACGCTTGCCGTCTGACATTATCGTCTTTCCGCACTCTGAGCAGATATGTTCGTCTGCAAGATGATAGTATGTCCTCAGCGCTTCATCAACAAGTTTCAGATCGTTGCTTATGTATATACTGTCGAACAGCCCGATAGGACTTTTGCAGGTGTCAGTGCCGTCCGTCTGAGTTGCGAAAAGATACTTGCCGTCAACCACAACAGTTTTAAGCACGGTTGTGAACATACCCTCGACAGTTATCTTCTCATCAAGCAGCTTGCCGATAGTTTTAGCTTTCTGCCTGCCGTCCTCGCCTGTATCAAGGTGATTGAGAAAATACACGATAACATCCTCCGGAAGCATTTCAACGCTTCTCACAAGCTCCCAGAAATTCTTTGCAATGTCAGTGAACTTCTGATAGCCCGTTTCCTTTGCACGGCGCATGAACTCGTTCACCATAAGATACTGACTATCGTCAACGGCTATGGACTTTGCCGTCTGAGCTTTCATAAAGCGTTCTATCTCACTGTAATTGTCGGTATGTATCGTTGACTTAAACTGTGTGCGGAACGGAAGCTGTTTTCCGTTCACGTTCACAAGTGCAAGCTCGTCCTCTTTGAAATTTCTCAGGGAAGCAGATTTACCGCTTCCCGAAAAGCCTAATACAAGTATCGCAAGTCCCATTCTCTTTTCCTCCTTATCTTATGGTCAGTCCCGGTCTGCGGACAACAGCCGCATAGGGTATCTCTCTGCCTGCCTCGATAGCCGCCTTGACAGCCGTCTTGCTTATGTCAGGATCTTTGTATTTCAGCAGGCTGTCATCATTGACCTTTGCCCACTCCACAAAGGCTTTCGGGTCTGTTATCTCGGTGCTTTCCCTGCCCTTTGTAATGCTTATCTTAGCCATAACGCCCTCTATCTTGTTAAGATTTACCCTCTGCATACTGTTCATAAGATAAGCTTTAAGGCTCTCTGCCTGCTTGACTTTCTGCTCACGTCTTGCTTTGAGGGCTTTCTCCTCTGCTTCAAGCATTTTCGCCTCGCTGTTCAGCACCTTGACATAAGCCGCAACGTTCTCCGCCTTGTCCGTAAACTCAGCCTCAACGCATTCAAGGGTATCAAACCACACCTTTTCAGCCTCAGCCTTTTCCTCTGCCGTAAGCTCGGCATTTTCCGTCATATCCTCAAGGCTGTCAAAAAGCCTCTGAAAATCGTTTGTAAGCTCATAAAGTTTCATTTTTATACCTCCAATTTTGAATTGATTATATCCGCAAGCTGTCTTGCTTTCTGTGTGAAAAGTCCGTAATTGTCGCTGTCATTATGCTCGTTCACAAAGCCCACGAGCCTTGTTACGCTGTCAACAGCGGTGGAAAGATAAGCCTTGAATATGGCTTTATCGTCCTGCACGGGGGCGGTATCCACCTTTCCCGCAAGCTTTTTCTCATACTCAGCCTTAGTTCTGTCAAGCTCTTCACGAAGCTGTGAAAGCTTGTCCTGCTTATCCTTTTCAGCCTGCTCAGCTTTCTGCAAAAGCTCTCTGCGGTCTTTCAGGCTGTCTTCTTCAAGCTTTGAATATTTTTCCGACCAGTCAAGGTCAACACGCCGCATAGCGTCTTTAAGGTTTGCCACCTCTTTGCTGTCCGTTTCCACAGCCACCTCGATAGGACGGTTCTCAAGCTCCTTTATCTCGGCTTCAAGCTGACGTATGCGCCTATCTGCCTTATCTCTCTGTTTCGAGATCGTATCGCAGATGTTGTTCATATCCTCAAGCCTGTGACTGAGCACATCAGCATTGGCAGCTTTGACTTTCAGCTCTTTTATCTGCCTTTCAAGCTCTCTCGCAGAAGTGTTCTCAAGGTCATTATTTTCTGTCAGCTCTGTTCGCTCACTTTCGGAAAGTGAAGATAGAAGATAGAGTTTTTTTATTCCAATTTGTCTCCCCGAGGAGACAAATTCAGACGGCAGATTTTCCGCTACTTTTATGTATTTGTAGACACTCTGCCTGTTTATCTGTGTTTCCTGCTCGCAATACTCTCCAAAATCTGAGTACCCAAGCTCCTTGTAAAGCCTGCTGTCCCTCATTTCCTTAAAGCCCATACACATATCGTAAAGGCTCTGCTGTGCAAGCTGAGCTGAGGTCTTTATCCTGCGGTCAAGCTCAGCCGCCTTGATATATTCTGACGATAGTTCGTTCATGCTGTTTTACACTCCTTTCGTTTCTCAGCGAATACCATGTCAAGATACCGCTGATACTTCTGTTCAAAGTCCTTTATCTCCTGCGGTTTGTCCTCGCCGCCGTTTTGTACCACGTTGTTCCTATACCCTCTGCACTGCACGATACCGCCGTATTGGCTCACCTCAACAGTATAGTAAGGCTTGTCAGGCTCAGAGGTTTTCCGTAGAAACATAATGCTGAGTTTTCCCATAGCATGGCGTTCTGCATATCCGCCCACACAATGGGAAAGTATCCTGCCCTCGTCCTCTATCTCTTTCAAACTGTGTGGTTGTCTGACAAGCAAGCCGTCTGCCGAAAATTCAAGGCAGACACGCTCTGCAAGCCTTTTCGTGAAGTTCTGCAAAGCAAGCTCGTCATGCTCATAGTTGATGATCTGAGTAAGCCTGTTGTGCATTGTCCAGAAATCGTGTGGCAATGCTATCATTGTATCGTGAATGTTATACTCCAGCGTTTCGCACTGCTCCAGATAATCGCTGTAATCAAGAGGTGTCATTTCCTGCTCGTGTATGTATCGTGCCACCCTTTGCGGTGTAAGACCTGTTATCCTCACAAGACGTTCAAGAGTGCCGTGTTCGTTCTTAAAGACCTTTGCTATATTCAGTAAATCTTCCGGTCTGAGTTTTGGATATTCCTCACGATAGTCAAGATACTGCTCCCACAGATGTTCGCTGCCTTTGAGTGTCTTGAACTCCGTCTTGTTTAGTCTGAGCATTTTCAGCAGGTCATTACTTTTCCAGTTCACACGCTGAGAGAGCAGGAACTTTTCCTGATATCCCCACCAACCTGTGTATCTCACGCTTGTTACGTCATAGTCTTGTTTCATAAGATACTCAAGATTAGGGTGCTTGCAATATGCGTGAAGATAGCTCATCAGCATATTACCGTGATAATGCTGATACTGACTGTACCGCATATCCGACTTGTCTATGGCTTTTATGTTCAGCACCGAATAGGAATTATCATAGTTATATCCCATACAGCACTTGCAAAAGACAGGCTCACGGAAGTCATTACGCACCGACCAGTTAATGCCGTTATCACTGCCGTATCTCACCGAGCCGTCACGGGCAAACACATACCGCTGTCTTTCCACAAGGTCACCCGTTGAGTATCGGTGAAAGCAACGTGCGAAAAGCTCAGCTCCCCTTGTGAGGAACACCACATAATTCTTTGCACCCTTGCCTTTCATCTTATCCATAAGCTCTTTATCCACCGCAGGAAAGCAGTAGATAAGAGCCTCTTTCCTTGCTATTTTCATACTGTCACCTCAGAAATCAAGCAAGCCGTCAAGTGACAGGCTGACAGGCGGTTTTGCTGTTTCTTCGCTGCCCAAGCCGTCGCCCAGGTCGATAGTCATATTGAAATGAACGTCCGCACCCTTGAAGTAAAATCTTACAGCTCTGCGGTAGACCTCGATATCCGAGATACTTCCCCCTGCACCCTTAACAGCGTTTTCTGCACACTCAGCGAAAGTCCTGTCCGTCTGCAGGACCGCCTGAGCGAACTCCTCGTTCTGCTCACAGAAAGTTTTGAGGGCCTCAAGAGTAGGCTTTGCAACCGCCTGCGCATACTTGCCAAGCTTAGCGGCAGACAGTTCCTGCGACAGCTTGTCCTGAGCTTTCTTTGCGTTAATGTTCATTGCAGTCACCGCCTCTCAGTTCATCAAGCTTACATCTTATGTCGAATATTTTTCCGTATGCCTCTCCAATATCAAAGGCTCTCTGCTCACATTCTGACATTCCCTCATAGACAGTAAGTATATTTGAGCAAGCTTCATCAGCAGTTTCGTATGCTTGACAAATCTGCTCTTTTGTGCTATCATCAAGGTGTGTTGAATTGATATTTTTCAATATCTCTGAGCTTGTGCTGTTGGCAGACAGTGCAGGCTCAGTTTTCATGTATTCGAGAATATGATTCATGAAATCAGTGATGCAATTGCCATGTCCTGCAAGCGGGCATGATACACAGTTGTCTACTATACAGCATTTAGCCACAGTAATTATCTCATCTTTCGTCATTTTTATTCTCCTTAAACTTTTTCTCCCAGTGCTTTTCAATGGCGCCAAGTAATATGTACATCACTACATCTATCACTGCAAGCACGGCTATTGTTATCAGCAGTATCAACGCCATTTTACCACTTTCCTTTCATTTCAACTTCGACCTTGACCACGGGTCTGCCTGCTTCTCTCACTGCCTGCTCCAGTTCCTCACGAACTGTGTCTTCGGCGGTTTCTTTTATGTTTCGATACAGCCCATAGATCACCAGTGCAACCAGTGCCATACATAACGCTATGGCAGATGCATATCTGATGATCTCCAACGTTGCTATCAGGTTGTTCATTTTCTCACGTCCTTTCATTTTAACGTCCTGTGTTTTAAGCTATCCACTCAGGGTGCTCAGTTCTTGCCGTTTCACAAAGTTTATCCCAGAGCGACGGGTCACGCCCGACCATATCCTGCAAAGCTCCTGCAAGCTTGCGACC